CTCTTCTAAACGACTTTTCCACTCATTTTCAACGTCGTTGATTTTCTTTGTAAACTCGGTCTCCTGTTTTAGGAGGAGTTCTTTTGCGCTTAATTCTTCAAATTCGCGTTGCTTACGAATTTCTTCTTCTTTACGTGCTGTTTCTTCGGCTTTCTTAATAGCCGCTTCTCGCTCTGCAGAAATGACTTTTAGTTGCTCTTCAAGCACTTTTGTTCGGGTATCCGATTCTTCAAGACGCTTGTACATTTTGTCTTTTTCTTGCTTACGGATTCCTTCAACGTCATCCTCAGTAAAGGTCTTTGTTTTTTGACCTGTAACTTTTGCTGACTCATCCAGCATTGTTGCTGTTGCTTCTGCAAGGATAGTAACAGCGTCTTCTTCTTGCTTTGCCATAGGTATATACCTCTCTAGTTGGGCTTATATTGACTTAAGTAATAGACAGTTTATTCTTCATCTGGATTACGACGCTGGGCAAACCTAGCACCGTAAGCCTTGCTAACCAATTGATTCATCAGGTCTGATTCTACAGGGTTAACAGCCGTTCCAGGCATAGAACCTTGAGAATTTCCTGCTGATGATACGTCTGACCCTCCAGCCGACGTAGCAACAGGACCTTCGTTATTAGGCAACATTCCTGTTGCCATCATAATTGCGGATTGTATTTGAGAATTAAGCATGGTCAAAGACCCTTGGTCAATAGCGTCATCCATAAGTTCTTCAAAGATTTCTTCCATCTTTTCGTTCGGGAACTCTTCACCTAACGTACGCAAAGCACCACGCTTAGACTCCAAGCCCAATGACATTTTGGCTTGTACTTCATTAAGTTTAATCAACACGTCTACAGGCAATGGGTCAGGCCAATGACATGTTGTTTTATATGTAAGAGGGTCAGCAGGGTCAAGTTGAAGCAAGTTATCTCGTTCTGGTTTTGCTGCTTTTTGAGGGTTATAAACTAACATTTCTGGTCTGAACATAGCGGCAGTACGAATAACAAGTTCGTTAATTCGTTCAAGACCTTTTGTAAAATGAATCTTTTTCATTTGATAACGATTCATTAAAGGCTGATACTGAATTGCCAAAGCAACTCCAGAAGTGTTAGATACTGGTTGGAATTGCCCTAATGCTGCTTCTGGAATGCCTGTAATTTCATGCATTGTTCGTTTAATAAAATTAATATATTCAAGCGCTCCAGCCATTTCTCCACGAGATTCAAGGTTAAATACGTTTGCATCTTTTGGCAAACCAGCCCAGACTTTCTTTGGACCTCGCTCAAGTTGGCTTGCCTTTGCACCAGTAATAATCGTTACAGGAGCAGCGTGGTAGTTAATGATGTCCGAAACCTCAGTCATCTTTTCATTTAATTCACGATTTAAAGGAATAACATCCCAAATATCTGATTGACCCCAAGGAGACGAAGAAATACTTACGTTAGCAATATGAACAACAGGAACGCTTCCAATTACATTTTGGTATTCATCAATTAATTCATCATTAATGAATTGTTGAATAGTTTCATCAGTAAGGATTTCTGTAAACGTATATACCTGACGAGTGCCCTCAGCCGAAGTTCCCCAAAAACGATATTTAAGTTTAAATCTAATAATACGGTCACGGTCATGTGGATGATATTCAGGAAAACAATGTGCTGGGTTAAGTGGTATAACTCTAATGCGACCTTCATGTGGAATTCCAGCAGTATCTACGTAAGGTTCTTCGTAGGCTACTTTAACAAAACAATCACCAGTAACTCCAGCCAATTGTCCCATTTCCCACAAAACTTTGTGTTTGTTATTGTGAGTATTCCATACATCATCTAGAAGATGGGGAATGATTGCATTGTTTTGTTCTGGAGTTTTAAATTGAACTCCTTTGCCAAAACAAAAATTAGTTATATAGTCCGACATAGTACGGACATAGTTCATGTAAAACTGAGATTCACCCATCTCACGGCGATATGACCAATGGTGTCCTAAGTACCACGCCCAAGCAGACGAATATCTGTTTAGACGTGGACCGTGGACTTCAAATTCTTCATCGGCTAACTCAACAAGCCCTAAAGGGCTAATAGCAACTGTTAAGTCACTAGCAGCAGCACGATAAGAAGGTGACCAAAAGTCAATTGCCATTTAAGAACTTACTTCTTTTTGTTCTTTGGAGCGGCTTTCTTAACTGCAGGAATCTTGGCAACGGCAGTTGGTCGTGCAACTGTTTCCTTAACTGCGGCTTCAACGACTTTGCTTTGTTTGGCAAAAAAGTTAGCAATTTGAGGGTCTCCAATTTTAGTGCTAAGCACGTTAAGCACATACAGAATAGCAGGTAAAACTACTACGTTAAGAGCAGGGTCAACTTCCCATGTGGACATGAGATACGAAACAACGCCAATTGCTCCACCTTTAGTTGCAACATCTTTAATATCTACTACGTTAATTTTCTTGGACATACTTAATCTCCTTGATAGGTTGTTGTTTAATTATACCTTTTTGCGTCGTTTAACGCTTACTTTTTCGCCTTGTACATAGGAATGATAAGGCGACCCTGTATTAGGGTCGTATTTAGAAGCAATAGCCAAAGCGCGAAGAGCATACGTCTTTGCTAACTGACTATTGACTTTTTTGTTACGAATTAATACTTGTAATGCTCCTAAAGCATAAGACGAGCCTGAACCTAGAGCATATAATCCAGTCGCTTCAGAAGACCATGAATAATCGCTTTCTACAACGTAGATATTGCTATTAACGGCAACTATTACGGAAGAACCTTGCTCTGCAATGTGTTCTTTATCTTCCCTTTCAGGGACAGCATAACCTTGAGATTCAAAACACTCTCTTAATGCTGGTATGAACTTGGCTGTAAAAAACTGGTCTAATGTTTTTTTGTTGCTATTTATTGGAGGAGCAGGTGGCTGAAAAACATGTTGAAGAATGTTAATAGCACGAACATCTCCAGCAGCACCAATAAGGTATTTACCGTTTTGAGAAACTTTGCTAGAACCTTCTCGTAAAGTTCCAATTTGTGAAAAGTTGTCACCAAATGTGGATACACGAGAGTCCGAGCAAATTACTGCAAACCCATCTCCTTGAACACCAATAATAGTTGTCATGTTTATTTAACAATAAACTCTTTGCCTTGATAGATAGCCCAACCATTGTAAATGGGCATCAATTCATATGAGAATTTATGTTCTCCACTTTGTTCATATGTAACAACTGCCATTCCTTGTTGCCAATTTTCGTAACGAACCAATGGTCGTCCGTCAAGGTCAACACCACCTCTAGTTGAAGGAACTGCTCCATCAATGCGAGCAAGACAACCAGGAGATGCTGCCATAATTGTACGAGGACCATCAAAATCTTCTCTTGTTTTAAATGCAGTTTCAATCCTGTGAATGTGTCCGTAGATTACAGAAGTCTTTTCTTGATTAAGGTATACATGTGCTGTTGACCCTGATGACTTAACCCTGTCTCCATGAATAACACGAAGTTTTTCATTAATCCAAAAATCAGACGCTGGATATCCTGGTCGGTACTCAACACCAAATTCTTCCATTCTGCAAAGATATGGAACTGTTAACACAGGCCAAGATTCAGGAGTGTTTCCTTTTCGCAATCCATAAGCAGCACCAGCGTTAGTTAATAAATACTTAGGCATTCTTTCTTCATGGTTTCCTGCTAACCATACAATGGTTGCACTTGGAGCAGCCTCGCGAAGTTCGGCACAAAATTTAGTTGCACGGTCAATTGCTGCTTGAGTAGTTTGTTGATATGCAGGAGTAGTTAAGTACTTACCCATTTCAGGTAAATCTAAGTTGTCACCAACACAAACAACGGTTTGTGGTTTTACTTCACGTATTAACTCAATTGCAATTTGCATTGCTTTCTCATCGTGAGTTGGTTCAAGTTGTCCATCTCGTCCTCGGTAGTAACCAATTTGAGCATCTGGAACTATTACGCACTTTTTGTATTTGTTTTTGGTTTTAACAATTGTTTTTCTAGGAGGTAATTTAATCGCTGGACCTTGTTGAACAACAGGCCATTCAGGACCACTATCCCAAGAAGGTGAAAATTGGATAGCAGCAAGGTCATGTACTTCTGCTTCTCCTTCTTCGTTTTTAGTAAGCGATTGATAAATAGATACTCGTTTTACATCACCAATGTCTTCAATATCTATATTTTTACGGTCAAGTAATTCAAGAAGTTTTCCAAGAACTTTGGTGTTTTTGTTTGGTTGGTTTAAGTCGTTAATCAGATTGTTCACAAGAGCACTCCTTGTTTACGTGTCGTTGAATTGTACTTGGACTTATTGGATAACTATTTTTACGAAGAACCTTAGATAACCAAACACTACTGTATGTTTTGTTCTTACCTTGATATTGCGTAGTGCGTATTAATTCAATTGCTTTTTTCATTGCATCAGAAGTGTCATCAGGAAGCATATCAAGCATGCGACCAACTTTACACTTCTGTTGAGTTATTTGTTTTGTAGGGTTTAATAAATCGTTAATTAACGATGAGTTGTCCAAGTTGTGCTCCAATTTGTAAACGGATTATGCAGTAATGGCATCCCATGTTTTGTCGTTGCAAATACCATTGGGTTTCAGGTTAACAGACTGTTTGAAGTAATTCAACGCTTTCTGTGTAGAAGGTCCAAAATTACCGTCAGCAGTGCAGGCAAAACCTTTCTTGTTGAGAAGTTCTTGCAACTGTTTTACCTTGTCGCCTTTGTCTCCCAACTTAATTTGTAAAGCACTTTTATCTTCGTTCTCAACAATAGGAGCGACAGAACCTTTGCCTTCTGGTGCTTTAATATTGTTTTTATCCATGTATGCTTTGACAGCAGCAGACGGTGTATCACCATCACAATAGCGCAAATGCCAGGGTTCTTCGGGAACCACTTCCCATGAAAATCCAAACGTTTTGACGTTATCAATTAACCATTTAAGACGTTTTGGTTCAGCAGCAGTATGTACGTCAACAGCCAAGCCACTGTTATGTTGTGAGGTTCCTGGCGCCGCCAAACTAGCAAGTTTTGGGTCTTTCTTATACCATTTGACACCTTCAAATGTTCTTGTTGAATTGCCATTAGGTTCTTTGGTATAACGTTGTTTAAAGGCTGTTAATTGTGAATCATATGTGCGATATGTGTCGCCTGCCGAAACTGGCTTGAGTTCAATACCGTCAGCCTTAGCCTTTTCCACCATTGCTGCCCAAGCAGCAGCAGCAAGCCAATGTAGTTTTCCACCACCAACTGCTGGACGAAGTAGATGTTCAGGAAGTTTTCCAGGTTGAATGCCTTTCAAATCAGCAGGCATTTTTACTGGGGCAATGTAGTCCCAATCAACTTTTTTAGACATTATTTGTCTCCTCATTAGTAGTTTGTTCTTTATTGCGTCCTGTTGAAATCATTAATCCAGCAAGAGTACCTGTAATAAAGGTAGCCACACTAGAAAGAACGCCAAAGAACATTTTATCATTTTCTGCTTGTGCGCCAATAGGTTGGGTTACAAACACCAAAGCATACAAAACGCCAATAGTAGTAATAGTAAGAACAAGTCCTAGTATGCAACCAACAACAAATTTTAATCTTGCATCTAGTTCTTCTGGTGTGTACTTAACTTTATTCATATTTCTCCTTAAGGGGTTTTAGGTTCATTAGGGTCAAAACCAATTAAATCTTTTGTGCAAGCAC